TTAGCAATAATACTTTTCCAGGTCTCTTCATTATCCATATCTTTTTCTTTTAATAACTGTTGAAGATATTTATTTTTCATAAAGTGAGTACCACTCATTGTCTTTTGAGTATAAGCATTTGCTCTTAATGGTTCAATTGACGGACTAGTTCCACCACAAATAATACTACTAGACGCATTAGGTGCAATGGCTAACAAGTGTGCGTTACGCATTCCTGTTCCTCGCATATCAGGAGCTTCACCTCTTTGTAATGCTAAATCTTTTGAAGTTGCTTCAGCTTGGCTTTTGATATGCTTAAACATTTTTAAGTTTAATCCTTTTGCCAAAGCACTTGCGAAAGGAATTTTTTTACTTTGTAGATACGAATGAAAACCCATTGTCCCCAATCCAATACTACGCTCTTGACTAGCTGAAAACTTAGCACGGCTAAGAAAATCAGTAGCGTTATTAATAAAATACTCCAATACATTATCAAGGAAACGAACCAAGTCAGGTATGAAGTAAGGGTCATCTTTCCATTCATCATATTTTTCTAAGTTAATTGAAGATAAACAACACACGGCTGTTCTTTCTTCGTTTGTTGGTAGAGTTATTTCGCTACACAAATTAGAATGATGTACTTTTAATCCTAATTGTTTTTGTGTTTCAGGTAAACTTTCATGTACTGTATCTTTGAAAAAGATATAAGGCTCACCTGTTGCTACTCTAGTCTCTAAAATTTTTTGCCACAATTTTCTCGCTGATACAGTTCGAACAATCTTTTTAGTATGAGGGTCAATTAAATCCCAATCATCATTTGCACCTGGATTTCTTGTACACTCATCTATTACATTCATAAAATCATCAGTAACAACTATACCGTGATGAAGGTTTAAACATTTTCTATGTACATCACCACCACTAGGTTTTCTTATTTCAATAAACTCTTCTATTTCAGGGTGACTTATATCTTGGTAAGTTGCGTAACTTCCTCGTCTAGTTTTACCCTGAGAGAAAGCTAACATTTCACTATCAACTACGTGCATAAAAGGAATTGAACCTGAAGATTGAGAACCACCTGAAGTTTTTGTTCCGTCACTTCTTATGTGTCCCCAATATCCACCAATTCCACCACCGACACTTGCTAACCAAGCGTTCTCTGTATAGTGTTCTGTTAAACCTTCTCTACTGTCAGGAACATAATTAAGAAAGCACGAAATTGGCATTCCTCTTTTAGTTCCACCATTAGTTAAAATGGGAGTTGCATACATAAACCACAAGTTAGATACATATTTATATATTCTTTCAGCCATATCTGAGTCATCTGCAAAAGTGTCAGCCACTCTTTTAAATGCTTGTTGAGGACTAGTCTCGCTATCAGTTAAATAACGGTCTTTTAAAATCCTCATACCTGCTTCAGTTAATAATGTATCTTTGCTGTAGTCCATGTTTACCCCTTCCATTTTTTTACTTTATCTATTTGTCCTGTTGTTTCTAACTCTATCATCATATCAATGTAGCGTTTGGCTTTTTGTAAGTCTTGTACTCCGTTCTTATCACGCCAACGCATAACATATTTAATCACATTTCCTGTAGGGAAATCTAATTTGTTTCTCATTATAAAAGTGATAGGTTCTATTTCATACTTTAAATAATGAGGTGGTTTGTCTACCACTTCTTTTTTTATATCTGCCATAGTTTAACTTCACCTGTCTTTTTATTGTAATCACCGTATCTTAAAATTCTTGCAACACGTGCTTGTTGAAAAGCGTCATGTTCCATAAGCCCTTGCTTAGCATAAGCTTTAACAACAAGTTCCCACATTTTACCTACAGGCATTTTCTTGTCGTTAAGAATTTTTTGAGCAGTAACTTTACCTACTGTTGGACAGCCTGAATAGCCGTCAGTAGCGTCACCTGTTAGTGTTTGGATTAAATGCCACCAATCACATTCTTTAGGGGTACGCTTAACCACAGTTTCACCATTATATAAATTCCCTGGAATTTGTCTAAGGTCTTTATCTATTGAACAAATAATTATTTTCTCATTGTTCTTACGAGGTTTGGTTGCAATGATTCCCATGACATCATCAGCTTCTAAATTTGGTAGAACAACTGCGTTCCACTCATCAATTAGATATTTACGTAACGCCTTTAATATTACAGGTTTACGTTTTTGTTTTCGATTATCCTTGTACGTTGGTAAAACATCTTTTCGAAAATTGTCTTTATCAGTCAACGCAACGATAACTTTCTTCGGATTAAACTTTTCTTTAAGGTCTTCTATTTCAGAAAGAATTAAATACTTACCTTGGTTCTCATCTGCTTGGACAGTCCATAAACCATCACCCCAATGAGCGTCATACTCTGAATTGGTTGCAGCTTTGTACGCAAGAATGTCACCGTCAATTACAAGTGTTGTTGGTCTCTCTATCATTGTTTACTCCTTTCTACATTTTTAAATAGTTCAGCTAAAGGTATTAGAATACATTTGGATTTATTATAATCTCCAATCATTCTATAATTATCTTTAAACCGTTCTACGATTTGTTTTAATTTAGATACATCAAATACTAATTTACAATAGTCTTGTTTACCTGTTGCTAGTACGTGTACCCAATAGTCAGCTTTAGTTACTGACAGTCCACTTGGTTTTCCAAAACATTCTACTTCAATTGCTATGTTTCCTGTCTTGTACCACCAATCTCTTTCAGTCTTAACTTCGACTTTATCTTTATCAGCAATTAATAAAGAAGCCACTTTGCTCTCTCGTTCTTTGCCATACTTTAAGTCTATATCAAATTTATTATTTTTCATTAGTGTGTCCCACTCCAATCATTTGAGATTTTATATTCACCTGTCAACGGTACTCTTAAATTGAAATGTTCACCTGTTTTCTTTATAGACTCAACAGCTAGTTTTCCAACTTCTTCAGCTTTATCTTCAGGGCATTCAATTTGTATTTCATCATGCACCCAAAGTAATTGCTGAACACCTTCGATATGTTTAACAGATTTATTAAATTCAACTAACCATTGCTTACATACAATAGCCCCTGCACTTTGTAATAAAGTATTTAGAGCTGCGTGTACTGAACGAATTTTTACTTGTCGTCTATCTAGACCAATCAAGTAACCTCGCTCTGAAGATAGCTGAACCTGTTTTATTAGTTTACTTAAAGCAGGTAATCTATTTAGAAAACGAGTTCTTACTTGAGCTGCGTCTTTACTAGATTTACCTGTTACCTCTGCAATCTTATTTACTCCTGCACCATAAAGCCAAGCATATAAAAATCTTTTGCTTTGGTCACGTGTATCTAATCCTGCAAGTTTTTGATTTTCAGTATGTATGTCACCGTTAACTACAACGTTAGCATACGAACCGTTATCATACTTCGCAATGTAGTGTCCTAATAATCTAATTTCTAAACTAGATATATCAACTCCACACATTGACTTTCCTTTTGGAACGGTAAACAATTGTCTAAACTCTTTACCGTAAGGAACATTGACAGCAGGGACTTGTCCTAAATTAGGATTTGAATGTGTTGCTCTTTGAGTTATCGCAGAGTTAGTATTCACAGTTCCATGTAGTCTACTGTTACGTTCCAATTTTAAGTAGGCTTGTTTACCTTCAGCTAACATACCAATTCGTTTTTCTAATAAGAAATAACGAGCAAGTAATTTAGCTTCAGGATAATCTAAAGAGTTTAAAATTTTATCATCAATCTTTGCAAGACCGTCATTCGTATACTCTTTAGGTTTCCAATTGTATTTTAATTTTAATCTCTCAGCTATATGTCTTCTGCTTGAAGGATTAAAGTCTTCATACTTTACTTTAATAAAAGGCTGACCTTTAACATAGCCACGCTTTTTATTGTTTGCTTTAGGTATAAACTCTTCTTCTCTTTTAAGAGGTGGAAAAGTCTCAGCCATTTCTTTTATAATCTTATCTCTCTCTGAAGAAAGAATAGAATATAATTTTGTTGCTTTATCTTTATCAAATAAAACTCCATATTGTTCTTGCTGACTTATTATCTCAGCAACTTGGTGTTCCAATTCTAAAGATTGCTCAGAATATTTTTTCTCCAAAATCTTTTGGTATAATGTATGTGTTACATTAACATCTTGAATACAATACTCTAACATTTCTTTAGTAAATGTTTTCCAATCTGTATCTATCTGTTGCTTATAATCTCCTAATCTAACACCCCAAGCTTTTAAGGAATGTTTGTTCACTAAGTTTCTAGGATAATTTTTATTATGTACACGTCTCATATCAGAGTCCATTAAGTCAGACCATATTAACCGTGTTGCAACAATGGTATCAAAAACTTTTGCTTTAGTTTTAAATCCATATAATTTTTTTAGTACAGGAATATCAAATTTGATTATGTTGTGACCAACAATCAATTCAGCATTAGATAAAAGTTCTAATCCCTGGTCGACTGTTGGTGTAAGTATCTCATTCTTGTCTATATCTTTTAAAACAATACAATGAGTCTTAGTGCAATCAAATAATAATCCGTCTGTTTCTATATCAAAAACATATCTCATATAATTATTGCCCCCACTATAAATCCAAGAACAAAATAAACTATCTCAGTTCTATAATAAAGAGACCATGTACCTATCTTGTCTATTATTTTTTTCATTTTATATCCTTATCATTTTCTTTATAACGCTACGAGGATAAATATTTCTATCCCCAAATTCTAATTCACCATTAGAAGTATAATAACTTGCAAACGAATATACATAGTCAGGTGTTTTATCAAATACCCAACACTCGGTATGTATATCAGCACAAGTCATCTTAGCAAATTCATTACTAGTTGCTAAAGTTGAGTCCCCTACAATATCTTCCCAAATAATTTTATACTTAAAAAATTTTTTGTTACCAATTATTAGAGGTGGACTTGGTTTCTTTTTCATTTAAAGTCTACTCCGTTTGTTATTACTGTTCTTCCTAATTTTAAAATTATATTAGAATCTTTTTTATTTGTTGTACAAGAAAACAGAAGAGTAATTAAAAAGCAAATAAAGAAAAACCATAAAAGTTTTTTTATCATTAATGCAATGTTGCCTTTTCTGTTTGTATTCTGAACGCTGCTTCTTCAAAAGGAATCATTTCATTTAAAATAATGTCAGCATGAGTTTTGTATTTATTCGGTAGAGAAAGAATGACATCATGCAACGGATTTTTTTTAGCTGCATTAATAGCACCTGCTATCTCACCAATGAGATACCAAGTGTCGTCATCTTTTAGTCTACGTTTTAAATCAAAAGTCATTTGTTCCTTTCGTTTCTACTAAACAAGAAGTGTCTTCATCAAAATATAATGTACCACACTTACCTGTATTTCCTGTGTGTCTATTCTTTAACACACGTACTGTTGTATAGTTTCTATTCTCTTCATCATTTTGATTTCTTTCAAGCGATATAACTTGGTCGCTTAATTGTGAAATCGCATGAGACCCTCTCAAAGAATTTAAAGAAGTTTGTAAACCGTCTTCATATCCTTTGTTACCGTCAGGTCTTCTTAAATGAGAAACTAAAATCAATCCAATGTTTGTCTCTTCAACTAAACTTCTCAGTCTAGTCATAGTCATATCAATTAGTTTTCTTTCGTCATAAGTTTCTAGTCCACTAATAACAATAGAAAGATGGTCAAGAATAATCCACCGTACACCAAGACCCTTAGCAAGGTAACGAATTTTGGATAACAAATTTTCAGACTCGGTACTACCGAAATGGTCGAATAGATACATAGAGCCACTACCAACTGTTCGATTAAAACTATTTCTAAAGTCATCTTTCTTAATTCCTTCTTTCGTTAAGTGTAAAGGTTTCTTTAAATCAATTGACATTACACCTAATGCTGTTCTCTTAATGCTTTCTTCTAAAGCAATATATCCAACAGTCTCACCTTTAGAAATTAATTGATGTGCTATATGTCTACACAATTGTGACTTACCTTGTCCTGTTCCACTAGTTATTGTTACTAGTTCCCCTGTTCTCATTCCTAATGTTTTTGTATTCAAACATTCAAAAGGATAAGGGACACTATCTTTATTATCTTCTTTAATTAATAAATCAAATATATCTGTACCTGAAACTATTCCGTCAGGTCTATAGGATTTAGCACCCCACATACAATCTATTAATTCTTTTGTCTTACCTTGTACTAACATTTCGTTAGCGTCTTTTAATGGAAGTTGTGCTATCTTCGCTTTACTTGGCGAAAATAATTTTGCACATTCCTGAGCTGCTTTAAGTCCAGGTTCGTCATTGTCAAACATCAACACAATGGTTTCAAATTTTTCTAACCATTCTAATTGTTGTTGTAAATCTTTCTTTGCACCTTGACTACCTGTCTTAACACTACAAACAGCCCACTTATTATTTTGTATCGAAGATAAACTCATTGCGTCAACTTCACCTTCAGTTATACAAACAAGTTTACCACCGTCACGCCATAAGTTTTGTCCGAATAGTGTTGCTTTCTTACTATCACCTATCCATTGAAAAGACTTATCAGGGTATCTTAATTTTTGTGCAACTAAATTTCTATGATTGTCATAGTAGTTTGCAATTTGTACAGTCTTCCCATTATGTTTACCAATTTGATAATTAAATTTGTTTACTGTTTCCTGATTGATTTGTCTTCTTACTAAAGGTTTATGTTCACCTTTAATTAAATCTGTATTTACTTTTTCCAATGGTTGTTCCTCATTCTGATAGTTATGAAAGTATGCACCACAGCCAAAACAATGTCCATGTGAGTCTGAATAAACGGCAACGTTATCTTTACTGCCACATTCAGTACATGGTGCGTGATATAAAAAATCACTTTTACTCATATCTATATTTCCTTAAAAATTTTTTGTCTAAAAATATAAGCCCCCTAAATTAATAGAGGGCTTACAGAGGTATATTAATTACCCATAAAGACTCCTTTCTAATTCGTCCTGACTTCCTTTAACCATTCTTTAGGTATAAATTTATCAGCGTACTTGAATCCATGCTTTTTACACCACATAGCATAAGTAGTCTTAGACTTCTTAGAAATTCTTGTATTCGAATTACTAAAGACGAACCTTAAATCAAGGTCAGGGTATTGCTTATGTAACAGAATATGTTTCTGTTTGTCAGCCGTTAAAAAACGTCCTTTGCTTTCGATATACATTGGCGTACCAACCTTTTTATATAAAATAAAATCAGGCGTGTACTTGTGAACCTTTTCAGGTTTAATATACGGTATCTTTTCTGCTTCATATCCAAAATCAATTTTACTCGCTTTCAATTGTTGAACAATCTGCTCTTCTAATCCTGAACGGTA